GAATTGATTTAAGCGTTGCTGATACCATGATATATTATTCCCATTCCTATAATCTGCGCCACAGGCTCCAAAGCGGTGCCCGCTTCGAAGGCCCGAACCAGAAGGCCTTGAAGCTTTTCATTATTAACATTGTAGGCGAAGGAACAAAGGATTTAGCATGCTTGGCGCGGTTGGCAGAGAAAGAGGACTTGATGGAGACGTTGACCGGGGATAAGCTGCGTGCACTTCTTGGAGAGTAACCCCATGACCACGCCAGAGATGAAGCCGAATCTAGAAAGGCCCTGCACAGGAAACACCGTAGACCTTCCTAAAGGGGATGTTTGCGGCGAATGCGTGAACTGCTTGATAAATGTCGCCGTCAAAGTCAAAGAAGCCATCGCCGCCCTAGAATCCCACCCCACGCCAGCCAAGGAGGTAAAATGAAAAAGCTGACTATCACACTTGTTCTACTGACTGCGACCGGATGTGCCTCGTTTGAGTCTCATGACAAAGTTGTTGCCAAGAAAACCAGCGCATCAGAATACCAGCAGGGCTTCGACTACGGGTACGCAATGGAAATGGAGCGGTTGCAGGCCACACCGACCCCGACACCCTTACCTAATTATGATGACGGGATGGAAGCCGGGGCAAAGAAGGCTAAGGCTGTTTGGGAATTTAACAAGTCGAAGCAACCATGAGTAAGTCACATGGGAGCGCATTGAATAAATTAACTACCCACATTGTAATAAATTCTATGGGTGAATATTTTCCAATTTGGAAAGAGGCAAAAGACTTTTGCCAAGATAATGGCATTGTGTTTCGTGCCTTTGCCACTAAGGCAATAGAGGCCGAACTTAAAAAGATGAAAAGAATACAAGAGATTTACAAGGAGGAACAAAAGCCATGACCCACCCCACGCCAGCCAAGGAGCCGAGTGGGGAGTTGGAAAAGGCGGTGGAGGCGCTAGAAATAGCCAAGGAAGGACTTGAGCCGTTTGCCGACCCTCAATTTTTATTGACCGCCGATAACTACGCTTCGGCAGAAAGCAGGGCGCATGGTGCCCTGGTCACGATTAGGCAAATTGAGCAGAATATTGCCAATTTAAAACGCCACGCCCAGGTGACGAAGGAGGGGGCATGAGCGAGCCGCTAGGATACTGGGGCAAGGTGTTTTACAGAACCACGCTAATCATTAAAGAGAGGCCAGATATTTCCACAGATTCGGCCTTTTGGATGGCGCGTGGACAAGTGGATCAAGAATCCCAGGTTTCGGGAGCGAGCCCTGTGGCGGAAGTGCATGGCGAACAACCCTCGCAGCCTCTCCCGAACGCAAGCCCAACGCCGGGGCCTGGGAAGGTTTGCGGGGAGTGCAAAGGACGCGGTTGGAACCATGACTTGGACAGGAAAGAAGAAGGCCATTTCGTCCGTATTCCTTGCCCCACCTGCAAAGGCACAGGGAAAGCCGTTGAGCAAAAGGAGCGGCCATGACCACCCCACAGCATCCAGAAGGAAGAAGGAGGGAAGCTGTGAAGAAATGTAAGGCGAACTGTTGGCACGTGGCATCGGCATCAAATAGTTTTAAGTATCCATGCTCAAGGAATCCTTGGAAGGATGGGTATTGCCGCCAGCACCATCCAAAGGAAAAAGAATTGAGGCATAAAGCGAGGATGAAAGCGTTTGAAGAAAAACAAAAACGTGCCGATGCTTGGCGTATAAGGCATATTTGCCCGTATTGCAATGGAACAGGACAATCTGAAATGGAGCGCCCATGACCACGCCAGAGATGAAGCCGTTACTGCCGTGTCCGTTCTGTGGAAGGCCAAAGGTGGAAACGCCTGATCAATTTGCCTGCAATTGTGATGATGAAAAATGGAAACCTTCTCCAGAATTACTTGAAAAGGTGAAGCAATTTAAAAAGGTTTGCCCTGAATGTGGGAACACCCGCCCCACACCCCAGCCGACCAGCGAGTACGTCAAGCAGACGGATGGGCTTGAAATTTCAGAGAAGGATATTTTGTGGTGGCTCAATCATTTAGAAGAAAAGCCAGAAGAAGAAAAAGTCGCCTTCATGCGGATAGCCCCGGCAGTCCTTCGTATGGCCCTGAAAAGCCTATCCCACCCCACGCCAGCCAAGGAGAAGCTGACAGCCGAGGAAATCATGGACGCACGCCACAACTGCACAATATCGGGAAGGGTGGACCGCTTGGCGGTTATTGACAAATTATTCGACATGGCCATCCAATCCCCCACGCCAGCCAAGGAGAAGCCATGACGCCAGGACGGATCGAGTCTCTTAAAAATCTAGCCACGCTTTCAGGCAATGGCGGTGTGGAAATCATGCACACCGAATTGCTCGAATGCCTCACCGAAATCCAGCGCCTCAATAAAGTTGAAGTTGAATTGCTGTCAGCCATTGAGGTAATAGATAAACAGTCCAAGGCATACCTAGAGGATTTACAGCGCCTCCAATCCCCCACGCCAGCCAAGGAGCCGAGTGGGGAGTTGAAAAAGGCGGTGGAGGAAAGCATTGAAGCCTTTAGGGATTTGCACGAAGAATACAAAAAGCTGGCGGCTGGATTTCCTAGCGCCTACGAGATTCGAAAGACCATTGAGGAAACGGCGGTCATCCGAATTGAAAACCTCAACAAAATCCACGCCCAGGTGACGAAGGAGGGAGGGAAATGAGTGACGAAATCGAAGCTAGGCCATCACTCAGGCTTTTCGCAGAGCAGATGGAAGCGCAACTCAAGGCCAATGACCATCGCGGCGGTTGGGATGATTGCAAGCCAGGCTATCTGCACCAAAGGATTCAGGCCAATTTGATCGACCTTGGAACCCACCGAGCAGGGAGAGATTGGAAATCCTATCGCCGTACTTGTGTAGATGTCGGAAATTTTGCCATGATGCTATTCGACAACTCATTCCATAATCAATCCCAGGTTTCGGGATTGAGCCCGGTGGCGGAAGTGCCGGGCACAAACCCCTGTCCCCCTCTCCCGAAAGCAATCCCAACGCCGGAGCCTTGGAAGGTTTGCGGGGAGGAAAAACAATGAGCATCCTACACAAAATTGATCTAGGTGATGGAACCGAGGGCCGAGCTTTCCATTGTCCAGGCTGCGAATATTCGCATTGGGTTCGTGTTACCGGGCAGGGGGCATGGGGATTCAACGGCAACGAAGAAAAGCCAACGTTCACACCATCGGTACTAGTCAACGCTTCGGGAGACAGCGAAATAAAAAGATGCCACAGCTTCGTCAAGGATGGCAAGATTCAATTTTTGGGAGACTGCGACCACAGCCTGAAAAATCAGACAGTGGACCTGCCAGACATGGACAATATATGAATCGCCCCCGCTGCCAGGAAAGCGGATTGGAGGGGGAATGAAGCCTTATTACCAAGACACCGCTGTCACGATTTACCATGGCGATTGCCGGGACATTTTGCCGGAGATGCCATTCAAAGTCGAATTGGTTTTAACAAGCCCTCCATATGATGGGCTAAGAGATTACGGAAAAAAAACTTGGGGATTTGAAACCACGGCGCATTTGTTGGATTCGCAATTAGATGATGGGTCCGTTTTAGTTTGGGTTGTTAGTGATGAAACTACCAATGGGTCAGAAAGCGGAACATCCTTTAGACAGGCACTTTACTTTAAAAATGAAGTTGGCCTTAAACTTCACGATACAATGATTTATAAGAAAAAAGAGGCATTTATTTCAAGTCCATTCCGATATAACCAAGCCTTTGAATATATGTTTGTTTTTTGCAAGGGCGATATTAAGACGGTCAATTTGATTAAAGATAGAAAAAACAAGCATGTCGGAATTTATGGACATGGAACAAAGCGGTTAAAAGACGGGACCACAAAGCCTCGCAATCTTGGCATGGTGAAAGAATTTGGAAGTCGAGAAAACATTTGGGAATATGGAACTGGACTTTATAAATCGTCAAGAGAGAAAATAGCTTTTGAGTTGGCTCGCGACCACATAACCACATGGACTAATCCTAAAAGCACAATCCTCGACCCCTTCATGGGCTCCGGCACAACGCTCCGAGCCGCCAAGGATCTAGGCCGGAAGGCAATCGGGATCGAGATTGAGGAAAAATATTGCGAGATCGCCGCCAAGAGAATGGCGCAGGAGGTATTAATATGAAAAGGAGCCGCCCATGACCACCCGTAACAATGCGCTGGCATTTTCCAGCATCAAGGAGAAAGGGGGGGGGAGTGATTGACCTTCACCGCATAGAACGCTCCCTAACCTACGCCCTAACTAGCCATCTAGGCCACGCGTTAAAGCCTATCTCCCATCTTGGCAAGGAGAATACCGCAGACCTTGAGGCCATTGAAACCCTGGCCTATCTCAGAAAGGAAATAGCCAATGTCAAAACCTCTGGTTAATATTTTCGGTAAACCGATTACCGCCAAGATGGTACGCAATCCAATGCTTGATTATCCAAAGCAGGCCGCGTGTTGGTGCGGGTCGAACAAGAAGGCCAAGGTTTGCTGCATACCTAAAATGTCAAAAGTTATTCCTGAATTCGATGCAGAATTCGGAATAGGATTCGTCAAATTTGCCAAGGAGCAATTAGCAAAAGGATGGAGGCCAACTAAAGGAGATCCACATGCCGCAGGACAAGCGCCGGGACAAGCGGACGGTACAGCTAAGTGGAGAGAAACTGTCAATTGATCCAGAGATCATCGAGTTAAAAGAGAAGGCGGCTTTTTGGGAGAAAAATTCCAATCGCCACCGAGACAATTGGCTATCTGAGCAGAAGCATTCAAGGGATCTTGCGACAGATAGAGCAGATCAGGGGCACGCCAATGAAGTCCTTTGGCGAATCGCTGCTATAGCTGTATGCTGTGAGATCATCCAAATTCTTGTGGAGATTTACTATGCTCACTAAGCAGGACAAGGCTACCGTGGCAACTATTGGCGTAATGATGAAAATCTCACTCAAGCAGTTGAGGGAGTTGTTAATCCATTGCCAGCATGACAAGGTGCATGCTGCGGCTGAATTGCTAGATCATGCCACGCAAGAATTGGATGATGCCTGCCTTGAGATCCGTTAGATTATCGGCTCAAGATATTGTGACAAAGGAAAGTCGGCTGGCGTTGCGCGGCCATCATTCAATGTCACACCAGAGAATAAATCAAAGGTATTCACCCGATAGAAATTCCTAACAAAATTATTAATCCTTTCTGTCATCCAAACCGAGCAGTCAGGCTTTGCCAAGGAAGGCATCTGGAGAAACTTGTATCCAATCCAACGGCCAACAAAAGGCAGTCTGGACAGGAGCCCAGCCTGGACGGCTTCTCCAATAGCTGTCCAGCCGTATGATTCTCCCAGGTGCAACCGACATTCCGCCTGCCAGGCTATAACAGCCAAAGGATTCATGGCGGGATACTTGTCTAATCCTAGCTTGTCCAATCTGAGCCGCCAACCCGTCATCGTCGGCCAAGGCGCTTGTGACCGAGGATACAGGCAACTTTTCGGAGGATTCATTTTCGCTATCTGCGTGGCGTCGTAAATTCCTTCTGCATGCGTGGCCTGAGTATCCTGACCCTTGAGAAAATTTTGCTCTCCCCAGGTTTCAAGATCGTCAACTATTTCGGTGAATCCCTTGTCGGTGATCCCGTCATGGTGGAGCAGTACGTCAATCGGAAGCGCCTTTATCTGGTCCATTACTTAGCAGCCGCCTGGGCCAATGGGACTACCGCCTGCGCCAAAGCCGCCACCGCATCAGCGTGAGCCTGGGTAGTCGGGACCATCGGATTAGCTACCATGGCCGCGTGCGTCGTCTGGACATCCTGGGCAGCAGCTACCACCCTGCCAAGGATAGCGGCGGCGGCGGGCTGTCCAGCCAGAGTAAGGCCAAGCTGGGCAACAGGAGCAATGGCGGCAGCGTCAGCTTTCAAAGCATCCACATCAGCCGGGGAGATACCGGCTTTGGCTTTCAAGAAGCCAATATGGGACAGGAAGCCACCGAGCCAACCGAGAATCCCGACGACCCATCCAGGATGCGCCTGGACTATGTTAGCCGCCGTACTGGCCGTCTGAGTTATCGCTGATGCTGTATCGGTCATTTTATCCCCCTGCTGTTATGCGATTGATCCAGCCCGCCAGGAATTGGCGGTCCGTAAGAATGTCGTGTGCGCTTTGCGTGTAGTGCTGTATCCTGTCGCTCTTTAGAAGCGTAAACAAGAGGTCGCCTTTTCCAGCGGCGATCACATCGTCAATGTCATCAAGTGTCCCGGTGCCAAAAGCCCCATCCTCAACAATGTCGGGGTGTCCAGTCCGATTCATGGCGTTCATGCAGAATTGCAGCCACGCTACAGTTCTGTGGCCCTGATTGATGCAGCCATTGTAGATGCAATCGGCAATGCCCTGATGGTTCACTTGAACTAAATTAAGACGTTCCCAAAGAGAGTCATAAAAAGACTTTACCATTTCTTGTATTTGGGCGTCACCTGTAATTGTGCCTGGAAATCCAGGTAATGCCTTCATGCCGTCAACGCGGGTCCATCCAATCCAATTGGGATTGCTATTACGGTCAATCCCACAGCACGTCTCGCCCCCGGAATCCCCTTTCACGGTTTCGTCCGTGTTGCCTTCGTAGCCCAAAAGCAAAGGATATTCGAAATTAAAATCGGCCATCAGCTACCCTTCTGCTCGAACAGGTGGTCGATCCTGGAGGTCATGGCCGTTGTCAGGACCTGGAGGTCGTCCTTGGTTATCATCTTGGCCTCTATAATCGCCAGCGACTTAGCCTGGCTAGTCTGCTCGTCCGACAGCTTTTCGATCTGCTCCTTGATCCGCTTCATGCTCCCGGACTTCTTGAACCAGTCTAGGGCCGAATAGCCGAGGGCCAGGAGACCCCCGCCACCGCCAAGAGCGCCCGTGGTCTTTGCCTGCGCAAGCTGGCTGGCTGTCTCAGGGTCAACGGGCATGGAGGCTCCTAGAAAAGATCAAGTGTGGGATCCCAGCAAAAAGCATAAGGCCTCACAGGCCCAGGCAACGAGGCCCGCCTGCGCCTGCGGGAGAACATGTCCCACCAGTTTCCGCACGGGGCATGTGAACACGGGGTTGCCGTTGGAATCGGCGTTGCCGTTGGCGATGACGTGAATGTCTGTGAGGCCGTGAACGTAGGAGAAATTGTTGGACTAGCCGTAGGCGTTGCGCTGGGGCTGGCCGTAGGGGTCCATGTCTGAGTATTACTAGGAGTCACCGTTGGAGTTGCAGTAGGAGTCCAGGTATAGGTCGGTGAAATTGTGAACGTAGGAGTAGGCCCTTGACCCAAATAAATTTTTTCGTTTGAATCAACGGTCAAAGACTGTCCGTAGAACAAATCCAATTGCCCATTTTGATAGTAGTCGTAGACGTCTCCCTCGCCAGCGGCTCCAGGCTGTAGCGGAATTACAGGTGTCTTATAAACAGAAATATTCATGGCACCCTGACCAGAAGCGAAATAAATTTGTTCAGGAGCAGCCTGGGCCGTGCTCGTGGTGGTCATCAGATAACCCTGTAGAATAGAACCAACCGAATTGAAATTCACGAATCCAGTCAAAGCCGCATTTGTCGCTGGAGCCATGTATGGCTGTGGGCTGGTGATGATGTGGTAGACGTTTCCATTGTCGGTGCTGACATAAAGCGCCGTGTAGAATAGTCCGCTGACGGCTTGCCAGTTCACCGACATATACCAATTGCCCGTGCCTGAATCGAAAGTTTCTTTATTATTCTGCAAAGAAGTCGCGCCCGATGTTTCCGTGTAGGCCGCACAAGTCCAACTTACGGGCGTAAATGCATATCCATCAGAGGACTTAAAAAGTTGGATATTATTTGTTGTGGTATCAAATCCATAGGCGAACCACTTGCTCTCCGTGGCATTCCAAACCACATTGGCACGGGCCACGCTATGAGAGGTGTTTCCGTACCCATCACCTATTACCGGATTCCCTGTCACCAGGCCGTCCGCCCAGGCCCCAGGACCAGGATATACCGATGCCGAAGCCGTGAGCAATCCTATGGCCGGAGATACAGAACTTCCCGTGAAATATAAAAAAAGTTTTGACCCGTTCTTGACCACGCTGGGCTCACCCATCTGGCCGGCTTCCCATGTATAGGCTGGAGTCACCACGGGAGTTCCACTGATGGAAATTACCGGAGGAACCACCTGAGTAGGGGTATTCGTTGGAGTCAGTGCGGCATTGACCACCACGAGATTCGAGACGTATCCAGTCCACCAGTTTGAGGCCACGGCCCCAGTGCCAAAGAGCATAGCTGTTCCAGCAAATTTACCATTCCCTCCGGTGTTTATCTCTTGGATTCCGTCAACGATTAGTATTTTTGTAGTGGTCCCGCATACCATTTCGACATGTTGCCACTGATTTTGCTTGGCAACGTGAATACCCTCATCTGTGGCACCATTTGAAATCCATCTCCATTTGTTGTCGGGGCTGTAGTAGGCAAGTTGGGATGTGCTACTCGTCTCGCCGATGATTACCGGGATGCTCGTGATGTCCATTATATAGACATCGAAATCAAGCTGGACGACTCCAGCAGTTGAAGTAAGATATCCCCAGAGGGATGGGTTGGTGAAATATTTTGTGTTCCCAAATTGTCCGGCCATTCCCGTGCTTGGAAATCCACCAGTGACGTTGGCAAGGATAAACGGAACCGATCCAATATTAGTGAAATTCCAGGTGTTGGGACCAGAGTCGTTGGCGTTGCCGTTGAACGGGACATTCAGAATTGTTGATGCCCGTGCAGTTGAAAACCCCATCAAGAAAATGGCCAGAAGTAATTTCCTCACTGGATTTCCCTCGTGACTGGATACAAACGATGGTGAAATAATTCCGAGAACGATCAGAATTTTTTTGATCATGGCCAATCCTCTCCCCTGTCTTTCATCTGCTGCTTGAACTTGTTGTACTCATCCGGGTCAAGATTCCACCAGGCGTAGACCAAGGCCCCCCCACAAACCACAACGACCAGGAACAGGGCCAGCAGTATATGTGATCGTGGCACCCGTGGCATAGTTACATCCTACCCAAAAATCTTTATAAACTATTTTTGGAGTTGGAGTAGTGCAATGAGACAGTGCTGCAATGAAAGAAAAAAACAAAGTCCATGCAAGTATGCACCAAGCCGAAAAAGAACGTTCTTTATTTTTATTTATATACACAATATATCCTAAGTTTTTATTAGGTAATTCACAGCTATATTACGTGGCCGGGTTTCATTGCCACCAGTAGAACCAGAAGTAGCTGCACCTGTGGCTGGATCTACCAGATTGCCAGCGCTGCTACCCCATTTAGTTGCCTGAGTTGTACCAGTTGTATGGTAATGGCTCAGAAATTGCTCTTCTTCATAAGTTCCAACTGAAATCCCTGTATTTCCACCAGGAGCACCAGCAACGCGAGTAGCTGCATCAGTATCCTCATACTGTTCGATGACAGCCGTGTTTGCGCCGCTGATGGTAATGTCGGCTGTACCAGCTATGGCATTTGCCCTAGTGCTGGAAAACTTCAAAGTATTTACATTAATAACGATGAGCCAATAATTAGTTGATGCGGATAGACCAGTCAAAGAACCACTAGCAAGTTGGACTCTCATGCCCCCTGATAATCCATGAGCAGTAAATGTACCAGCATTGCTAGTTACAGAACCGCTTCCAGTTGCATTTGCAGCAGCCAATCCACGAAGGAAACGACCTCTGAAATCAGGTAATGCGAATGTTAGCGATCCATCCCCAGATCCATAAGATGTGCCAATGGCTGTGTATAATGAAGCATATGTTGCCCTGAGAACCAATTGGCCATTGCAAGCTAACCAACCAGTAGGGACTGAAGTGGTCAATGTAGGCTTTATATCCCCTGAGATAAATATGCCAACTGAAGGATCTAGATTCGAGGCAAGGATCGTAGATGCTGCAATTTGGACATTGGTTATTGTCGCATTGGCGATCTGGGACGCCGTTACAGCCAATGCCGCTATTTTATCTGTAGTAACTTGAAGTGCGCCGATGCTGGCTGTAACAACCGCACCAGCAGCTATATTGGCGCTTTGGACTAAACCAGATACGAACCCAAGAGCTTCGAGCCAGGTAGTGGATGAAGTCAAAGCTAAGAGGGTAGCAGAGAATATCGACACTCCGGTAGTCCCGACTGTCCCAGCTATGACAGTAGGATTTCCGCTACTATCAAAAGCCATTGTTCCTCCAGCCCTCAAACTTGCAATCGGTATCCCCTGAGTCGGCGTGGCATAGTCGTCAAGTGGAGTCTGGACCGTATGCGCCAAGGCATCCTGCAATTGGAGAGTCTGCATGGCGATATAGTCAATCGCGCTCTCAACGCTGGCAGGATTGTAACCGGCCTGATTCCCTAGCACCGAAGGCTGTCCGAATACAACGGCCCTGCGGATAACGATTGCCCAATTTACCGGGAGATCCCCGCTAGTTGCCGAGAAAAATCCAGTGCTCGTCAGGACAATATTTCCGCCATTGGCATTGCCAATCTGAATTCCTGGAGACTGGATTGTGTAATCAGTCCCAAGAGTCAGGACCGTCAAGACCTGGGGAGGACTGGCCGAAGGGGATAGGACCGCAACGTGCAAATCCGTATCCTCATTGACCAACCAGGTCCAGGGGTAGGTGCTTACTGACCCACTACCTATTGCGGTACTACGGGCTATGGTGGATGAAAGGCTCATGTTGGCTCCATTATACGATTATCGGTGCTTCTTACCATGTTTTTCTTCTTCATGGACACCGCCTAATATGGCCTCTTTTATCTCCTGTCCTTCGGTGCCTGTTTTTTTGCCTACGCGATAATCCTCTAAAACCTGGGCCGTCTTTCCTACCTGTCCAGAGAATGGAACATGTCCAAATTCAGCTATGGCATTTGCCCAATCTTGATAATCAAATGCCTCTTTCTTTCCTTTCTTCTGGCTTCCAAATATCTGATGCCCTGTCCGATCCACGGCATGGGCCAAGTCAACAAAAGGCTGCTCGGAGGGCGGAACTGAAATATTTTCTTTTCCCCATTTCGCATATGTCTTTTCTATACCAACAGCTTCATTTGCTCCAGGGAACATTTCCAACTCAAAATCAAGCAATGCTTGCGTCATCCATTTGGCCGCTTTCCCGGCAGCGGGCAAGCCTTCCCTAACCAGCATTGAAGAAGCGGCAGGCATTACCGACAAGGCCAAAAACCTACCCATCATTTTTGTTTTCGTTCCGAAGTCGCCACGCACGGCCTTGTCCATCATGTCCATTTGCTGATTAAGTGAGGTATTCATAAATCCGTAAACTGTGGCAAGCTGCTTGGCTACGTCATTCTTGCTATTGATGAAATTAGAACGGGCGGTTTCAAGCGCCGATCCGTGGGATTGACGCACTATGGAATTGGCATAGTTTACCCCCGCCTCGTGGTCCATAGGTGCCGCGCCGTCAACGCCTTCCATTGTTGCGTGATTATATGCGGCGAAGGCCAACGGGGCAGACGACGACAAATCCGACCACAAGAAGGCCGAATGGGCTACAACTTCCATCTTGTCCATCGCGCTTGCGGCCTTATACATAGAGCCGTGCCCAGCTTCCAAATTTTGATCCATCTGCCTAATGCGTGTTCTGATTTCTCCAAACATTTCAGAAGCCTTAGCAATGTAGGCTCTTGGATTGGCTGAGAAGTGCGCCGACTCGGCAGCGTAATATTGAAAGCCTTTGCCTTCAAGATAGCCAACGGACTTCAATTGGCGACTCAGAAGCTCCTTGGCTACCGTGCTGGCCTTACCAGACACCCAGGCCATGACAGTACCTTTGCGTAGATATGAAACAGCCGTGCGTAGTCCATTGTCTTTCGGCTCATGGGAATAGAGGTCACGAATATCCTTCACTCCAGTAACGAGAGCTTGATAGGCTTCATTCCCGTAGGTCTTTTTAAGACTGTCGGAAAATCCTTTATCCAGTAAAACCTTGATAGCGTTCTGTAGAGGCTCACGATACGCTAGGTCGTGGATAGCATCCCTAAGCGATTTGTTACTAGCCTCCAAATCAAGCGACACCTTACCAACCATTCCTGTCATAGCTTTGGTAGAGCTACTAGAAGTAGAAGAAGGTCGATAATTCATTTTTTGGCCTTCCGTTTTGTCAACTTCCAGGCCGCTATTTTTAGCCCCTTCTAGGTTGTGGTCGTAAGCAACGGGGGTATATCCGCCCCGCATATTCATTCCGCCACCTTCTGGAAAATCAACTGGGAAAGATCGTGCAGGCTTTGAAGGAGGAACAAAGCTGCTAGTCCGTTTCAACATATCCACTTGCTTTTCGCGTATAGGTTCAAAGGTATCCCAATGGTGCTGTGTTGATTCCCAATCCTCGCGGCTCATATTCTTCTTTAAAAATTTCATCACGTTTTCAGGCGTGAATCCATTCTTGCCTTCTCGCTCTCCATAACCGTCACACAGTTTAGCCATGTCCAATTCATTGCCGGTATAGTGAGACATTGCCAACATCATCTTGCGTGTCATGGTTATATTCTTAGGTGCCTCGTCCTCTGCGTATTGAATTTTCAATGCGCTATGCTCTGGACAGTCATCCGTGGAAACAAGATCATTCAAACTTTTTCTCCACTTGCCGCCAGTACGAGCGTCTAGCTCGTCGCCCTTTTCTTTAGCTTTCCCTTCTATCTCTGCGCTAAGGTCTGACTTTAAAATGGATGCATTAGTGAATGCATCACCAAATATGTCACGGTATGGGCCTTCGACCTTTTGCAAATCCAGACGGTTAACAAAAGTTTCCCTATTGATTAGGCTGTACTGAGAAAGTCTGAATACACTTCCCATCTTGCGTCCAAGATTCTTGAAAAATTCGCCAGTGATATCCAGCTTAGGCAAATTCGCCTTTATTTCTTCTCCGGTGAACTTCTGGCCCCTGTCTCCGTTTTGCTCCTTCATTTGATCTACAACATCTTGCAAAGCCACCTTATCATTTCTCACCTTGAGACTCTGCATATCTTTTGAAATTTGCTCCAAAGATTCAATGGAATTACGAACATCATCTATTTCGGAAACCTTAAATTCCTTGAAGCTCTTTGGGCTTCTCAGATCATAAAGCCAATCCTTAACCTGTGGATCGTACATGAAATCAAGGCCACCATCCGTTATCCCGTTATTGTTCATTCCTTTAACCCAATCCAACAATTTCGCCTGGGCTTTATTCGGTCCTTCTTTCTTAGCCTGAAAACCAATATTTGAAAGGATCTCGTTTATCTGATCAGAGAAACCGCCGTAGGTTGCCCCAGCTAATTGCTTTCTAACAGAATCCTTCTTGAATTTTTTAAAGTAATCCTTGGTATCCTGCATGCGCTCCTGAGCTTCCCTGGCCGCACGGTAGCACTCGTGATTGAAAAGCTCTTGGCCCTTAGCGGCCATAGCGCCTTCGAAGTCGTTCTTGAGGTACTTGTCGTTTGCGTCCTTGCGGGCTTTGCGTTCGGCTGCGGCGTAGACGTTAGGATTCAAGTCACCAACAGTTTCGGCATGTACCTTTTCAGCCGCAGAAGCCTTGATTTCCTCATTCGACATAAGAAGGCTTCCCATCTTACGCGCTCCAGCCCTGAACCAACGATCCTCCATTTTAAGCTCTGCAATGGCATGCTCAAGTTTTGTTTGTAGGTCAGCGGCCTTGGCCTGCGACTCCGAGCTTTTGGTGTAAGCCTTGGCTGTCTTTACCGCCGAGTCCTCAGCGGCCTTGGCCTTCAAAGCGGCCACCACGCCATCCAGTTTTCCTTTAAATTCATCCTTTAATTCACCCAAAAGAACCTTGATGAATACCTTCGGATTTTGTTTTAAAAGTTTGTTGGATTCTATCCTCATAAGCTCAGCGCTGTCCTTGTTGTGGACGGCATCCTGGGCCATGTCAATAACTTTCTCAGGAGGCGATTTCTCGGATATAAAATCCGCAGCGGCCTTGGCTCTGGCCTCAAGCTCTTTAGCGAACGGCTTTGCCTGGGCCATGTCTAAAACCATTTCCTTTGCCCCGCCTTGATAGCCCATTGCAGCAGCTACCGAGTCAGGATCAGCACCATGCTCGGCCACAGAACCAGACGGTAGCCTAGAAACATCAATTCCCATTTCCAGCAATTTACCAGCATCCAATTTAACAGGCTCAAGAGGCCTGCCTTCCGAATCCTTCAAAGTCTCTCCGTCGAAGTCCTTACCTGTCAAAGCCATTTCAGCTTTACGCTTAGGCTCTTTTAGCATTTCTGATTTTTCTTTCTCTACATGCTCTGCGTAAGTGTCCTTCCAAGCCTTAGTTTCCCTGCGCCGTATATCGGCCATTTCTTTATTCAGAAGATCAGACACCGCAGACTCATGCGCTTTCTCTTTCGCCTTAGCCACGCGCTCATCGTCACCTTCCTTAGACATCCATGACATACGGCCTTGCATGGAATGGGCTTCGGCAATGGCATCGGGAGCCGCAAACACGCGGTCATAGACGCCACGAACCTCATCTGTCAGTTGGGGAAGAATATCTTTACGGACACGCTTATATGAGTCGCGTATCCATTGCTGAATTCTTGCAAAAACAGGACGCAATTCAACGCTTGGGGCTTTACCTTCAAGGAGATACTTTTCTCCACCAGTGGCAAACATTTCCTTTTGCTCATCGGTCCATGGCGCTCCAGGTTCAACACCTGCCCACTTTTCGAGCTTTGAGAAATCTTCTTTTATTTGATCGGAAGCACTTGGAAGATGCGCCAAAATATCCATCACTTCTAGGATATGATGGTGTAACTCGTGGGTAAAACTGGACAAGTCGGATTCAGCGTGGCGAACCATAACATTGTCCAAGCCACCGCCTTCGGTGTGGAGAATGTTTAATTCTGCTCTCGGATTGCCCTTCTTGCCGCGCTGCTCTAATCTAGCGGAAGTTCCGTCCCCGACCTGTCGATTATCGACCAGCGGAGATCCCCCCTCTTGCCCGCCTCCACCATCTCCGGTGGAAATTGCGCGTGCTCGTCTAGGCGTCCCAGGTGCGTCACCTTTGGACTGTCTGAGTCCGGCTGCTTCTCGCTGCTCTTTGTTTTTGTAGAGGTCTTTATCGGCAATGTCATCGGTTTCTCCCGCCCCAATTGAGAGGCCAAGACCATGATAGTCATACATTTCTCCCGTCTTAATATCTTTACACCTAATCTTTATGGTTTCAAGCTCATTCTGAATTCTGTCCCTCAAAGCCCTAGCTTGCTCAGGATCTCTCACAAGACCTGCCATTTCATCGCCATGTAATCTATAAAAACGAGCCTCGGACCTATCTCCTTCAACCTTCAAAAGATGGGCTGCAATTCCCTTTAATAGAGCATTACCGCCGTCGTGTCCGAAGGTGTCATTCATTCTTCCAAGTCCATCCACATCCATCGATAGGCGCGTCCATCCAGGGAAAGCCTTAGAGTCATCCTCGTATGCTTTGTCACTGTGTAGTCCGGTGAGCCTATCGGTCCTTAGTTCTTTTTCGTATTGACGATTCTTTTCTCTTACAGCTTTCCATTGCTCCAAAGTTGGCAAAACATCATCATGCAAATCTGAAATATCTGTGTATGAAGAAATAAGCGGATCTTTCGCGTTTTCTGCCTGATTCAGTTTTTTCCTGCCAGCCCTCTTATTCTCTGCCCTTCTGGCCTCGGATCGTAAAGCCTCAAAAATATCCTCGTCAGGCCCTAATAAGTAAGCCGCCCTAGCCAATTCTGCCATTTCGTCGTGATGATGCTTTCCACCTTTTTTGGCAAGTTTATAAGCCTGCATATCGGTCAATTCACCTTTAGGCAGCGTATCCATTCGCATTGAACCATTGTCGCGCACAAATTTAGCTAGTGGTGTATCGCCACCGGCTTGCTTAGTGGCATCGCGCATCATTTTTTCTTGAACTTTCCTGACTTGATCGGCAGTCATGCCGTTCTCGTCTTTGCGCTCTGCCTTTTCTTCTGGCCCTTGACCTGGCAAATACTGCTTGACCTTCTCTAAAAGACTCATTTGCTTCGGAGTCATTTCGGTCAATTTAAATTCTTGATCGAATTCCTCCGGCGTTATATTCTCCTTACCCGGAGTCCTTCGATACTCCATTGTGAATCTAGCTAAATTTTTTGCAAAAAGCTGTGAATCATGCTCCGCTGTTTCCTTCGAGAATCCAGCGTCCATCTGCTCCTTGATGTTTTTCTGGCGCACCTTTTCAACCGAAGCATCAAAAGCGGCCTGCTCAGACGATGCCTTGGCACGTTCCTGCTTGGCTGTATCCATAGCCTCTTTAGGAGTCACGCCATTAGGATCTGACTTTGAGTTTAGGTTAAATTCCTCGAAAGCCTTTGTGCCCCTAAAATGCTTCATTATCTCAGATGTTTTAAATTGAATGTCCGTTCCGTCCTGTTTGGCCTTGGCATAAGCATCGGCGAAGCCCATATCAGCAGCGGATTGAACTGGATCTTTGTCGAACTTCTTGGCAATCTCGTCGAAGTGATCCACAGAACAATGCATAAACTCCAAGGAAGTGCCTTCTAGATTCGACTGCAAAAGTTTTGATCCATTCTTGACGGAACGATCAAATAACTTGGATTTCTCCACGTCTGCAAAAACGGCGGTCCTTGTCTGCGCGTCCTGCATAGCCTTCTGGCCTTCTGCGGCTTTTGGGTGGAAAAGCTCTGGTATTCCACCAGCAACGCTCAACGCAGCCCAGCTAGTGGCCGAATCAAGCATCTTCGTGCCAATATCATCAAGGGAGTGTTTGTCGGTCCCGGTTATGTAGTCCGTCAGGGCGTTAGATCCAGACAAAGCACCACCAGCCAAGGCTCCATGCCATATTCCTGCCAGTGACTTCTTGATTCCTTGGGTAAGTCCTGACTGCACCACTTGCTCGGCAACTTCCTTGCTCAACGTGCCGGTTAGCTCATTGACGACATTCTTGAAATATCTGAAAGGGCCGAACTCAGCCAATTTCCCGGCAACATATAGTCCGCCGCCTTGTCCTAATGCTTCCACGGCCTGCCCTATCGGGCCTACCCCAGCCTCATGCGCTCTCTCTGCACCTTCGGAAGCAGCGCCAAGGATACCAAGTCCAAACACGCCGTTGATTAAAAACGGAGCCACCGACGCGGCGTCCTCGGCAATCTTAGTGCTTACTGCGCCTGCCCCGCCTTCTTTAAAGGCCGCTATATAGCCGGTTGCCTTGTCCTTGGCAAGCTCCGGACTTGAGAAAAAATCATTCAATGCTTTGCCTGGATCTCCAAAGGCTGTCAAATTGAAATTATGGTGCAGAGACAAATCAATATCCTTGAATCCTTCTGGATCAGTGAAGCTCTTTAAAAGTATGTCTGGATTGGTAAGCTCCAACGATGTTATAGCCAAACCTGGCAAATGCAGCAATTGGGAACCAAGTGTTCCTGCAAATTGACCAAGCACCGAAGGTATCTTTCCGTGAACCGCCTGATTAAACTCATTGGCGGCATTGGCATCCATTTGACCGCCAAGCGCATCCGTCCTTTGTGGGATCATGGCGCTAGTAGTAGCAGACTCGGCGGCATGAGATTGAATATTTTTTTCAACTGACTGCCAAGTTTCTATGTCATCGTGAGCCGTGGCAGCGAAAGAAGGAACCGAAAAAGCGGCGGAAGTTTTAGGGTAATCCGTAACCATCGCTTGCGGACTTATTTTATCTGGAGGCGTGTAACCGCTGGCTACCATATTCTTATACATGCCAACGTCAGTAGTCCCGGCATCCTGGGCCTTAACGGCCTCATCTGGATTCTGTTGCTTGGCTACGGCAATGGAACCTTGAAGTTGCTGCGTCTTTTGGACATGATCGGCAACATCTAGCTCATTTTGGATCTGGCTTTCTAGGTCGTTCATTTCATTTTATCGAAATCAGCGCCGGGGTATCTATCATTCATCTTTAGAATGAAATCCTCGTCAGGGTTTTTGTCGCCCCTTTTACGCAAGTATCGCATAATGCTTTCTGCCCTTTCCTCCGGCAAATCGTCAACGGTACGAGGCTTCACAGTTGAAATTCCCGAGCTATCCGGCAAGTTATTATTGATTTCCTTGCCGCGATTCACAACATGGTTTTTCACCACGTCCCAAGCCAAGTCCTGATATCCCTTCCTATCTAATTCCTTTCCGGAAGTTTTAACCGCATCGTCCATAGCGGACCTTATTTTTAAAACTTCTGGATCATCCAAATTCTTAGGCTCTATACCAACCGAATGCATGGCCTCAAATAAAGGCTCTGTCTGCGACCTCAACTTGGAAATATCGGCCTTCGGATTATTCGCGTTCATTTGAGCTTGAAGATTTTGAAAATGCTTGTAATCAGAATCCTTTAGATCCTGTTTGTAATCAAGCAAGTTAACCTTTGCAGCATCGTTCATGTCATCTTTATCCGTGGAAAGAAACATGTCATTCAATCCATAGTAAGTTTTCATGTCAGATTTTTGCTGATGCTCTTGAAAAGTTTTCCATTCGCCTTCGTATTTGGACCTCACCTTTTCAGGAGTGTCGATAGGCAACTTGCCGCCAGTTTGTTGCATCTGTTTCCATTTTGATGCATCATCGGCCAACATGCCGTCTGTCCAGGCTTGCTTTACTGCGGCGTGGTAATCGTCTCGCTTGTGGATTAAATCCCCTGGCATCTTGTCAACTTGCTCCAAAGCATTTCCGAGATTTGAATTTCCATCCTTGTCGTAGAGTCCAAGGGAAGCCAGCGATTGCTTGGCGTATGAGACAGAATTCACCTTGGATGCTTCATCCCCAACTTTCGAAACGATCATTGAATAATCTTTCGGATTTTCTTTCAAAATTGATTCAGAGAAAGGCCCTTTCAGCCAAGAGAAGGCCGCATTGGCATCCCCTTGGTTCAAAAGAGATTGAGCCTTTTCTTTAACAAAATCCTCATCCCACTTTCGTATAGCAAGCTCTCCGGCAGGGCCTAATTTAGCTTGTGGCTTTCCATCTGGCCCTGTTTCCATTATAGGGTTGTTATTTTCATCAACTGCCATTCCCTGCTTATTCAAAATGATGTTTTCCCTCAACTCATTGTGGGCCATTTCAACATAAGCCATCGTTGACTTTAGCCCGGCAAGGGTTGTCGGATCTCCAAGCAAAGCCATATCTTTATACTTGGCAATCGTCAAATTTGAACTTGAATTTATGTAGTTGGTGGATTCCTTATCCACCTTTTGTTGAATCAAATTATTTAATGCTGACGCATGGGCTTCCCATTTCTCTTGGAAATTCCTGGCAACATCGCTGTTTAAATCCTGGGCCGATTGTTGATATTTGCTGCCAATATCCTTCAAGCCATCATACAAATCCTTCTGTGCCGCAAGTGTATTGCCTTCCTTCGTTTGATCGAATTTCCTGTACAGGTCCGAAGATTCTTGAACTGCCCCAGCCATACGCGCATCGACGCTTGCGGCATTTGCCTGAATGACTTTCATTTGAATAGCCATATTCAAATGCTGGGCAGCTTCGTTACCGGCCTGGGCTATTTGTTCCCGCGTCTGCCCGCCTCCAGCCGCCTCCAAAGGCATCTGAACGTTGGATTGGATTTGTGGCTGGATCTCAGGAGTTACCTGTGGACCTTGTGCGCCAGGAGCTTCCATTAGCGGCTCCCAAACGCGCTTTGGCGTTCAGCGGTTTCCTGCATAGCAAATAATTGGTTAAGCGCCTGAGCGCCACCAAGAACAATGCTCTGTTGGCCTTGGGCCTCCTCGCCCATCGCCTTAAAGTTTTGTTCTCCCGCCGTCTGGACTCCCTGAGTCTCGATTCCCCAAGCCTTCAAGGCAGCATTGTTCAAGATCGTCTGTGTGTCTACAGCCGACATAGTACCTTCTGCGGCCTGCTCCGTGGCGGCTGTACCTGAGTTAACGTTTACGCCCTGGGAGCTATACGCCGCCCTTTGAGCACCAATAATTTGATTGGCCTTTGAACCGGATTGCTCAAGCTGAGTCTGCGTCTGAGTCTTTAACTCGGCAGTCTCCATGCCTGCGCGTTTCAGATTCTCACCTGCTTGGAATTTGTTAAATCCTGCCTGGATGCCAAGGGCGGTTTTCTGAGCATATCCTGCCGCAATGTCGCCTGCACCGGCTATGATTCCGCTTGCGGCCTGCATTTGCTGTCCTACCGTTCCTGCGCCAGCGATACCAGGGCTATTGATGAATGAGTCATTCCCAACGCCAGAATTACTAGCCATCATCATCTGATAGCCATAAGTTCCATAGCCGCCAAGGTTGAAATCGCTCGGCGTATCGGTATTGCTCAATCCGTTAGGAGTAGCCATCTTAGCCCCCGTTGACCATGAATTTACCAGCCGGGATAATTGATTCAACCGTCATCGGCAACGGGTCAGGTTGACGGATGAAAGCTCCACCGCCGTAAGCCCATTCAGGGGCTACTGGTATGATCTCAACGCCGGTCCTAGCCTCCGGAGGTATGCCCATCGTCTCATTGTGGCGAGGAGCAAATGGGGCCAGATTCTCCAATGGGTCAACTGCGTCGTCACTAGGTGGCCTTGAGCCAGCCCATAGACCGCGAGTTTGATCCACGTAAACCCCCATGCGTTCCACAAGCTGAGGCTTATCCTGAGCCGTCATTCCAGGCTGTGTGGTATCAATGTCCAGCGCCCACATGTCCGAGAAGTAAGGCAGACCAACTCGGATGTAGGCGTAGTAGTTATCAAGTGTAACAGATCCGCTTTCAACAGTCAGGAAAGATTCTGTGGCGTAGCTGGATAGTACCGATCCATCGGCAAGGATGGATACTTTGGTTCCATCTGGAAATTGGGCCAATCCAGACACCACATTTTTACCAAGCGCATAGCTCAAAAATTGAGCAAAAGTAAATGATGTAGGCAATGTTACATCTGGCCTACAAGTTACATGGGTTGAACTGACAAAGCCAATAATAGAGCAACGATAGACAGTTCCAGTCAAAGGATCTGTAAGCATCACGGCAGTATTTCCGATCATGCCAATATTGAAAACAGCTTGATTGCACACCATTGAAAAACCGTTTCCTTGGGCTGTGTAATCACCAGCTTCAACTGACATATTGGCTACTTGATTGATTGAGCGCCCGTCATAGTAGGAGCTACAATCCATGAAAACAAAGGCTGTCGGATCTGGAGCTTGATAGGTCTTAACTATCCCTTCATTTTCACCGCTGTTGATATATTTTTGAGTTGGAATCATAGGTATATTCCTGCTTGCAAATCTTTCGATATACCGAAACCCGCCTCGATTGACGACACAGTAAAGCGCAAACTCCGATCCTTCCGGGATTGAAATAACTTGCTCGAAAAGTCCGCCAGTAGTGTCGTGGCGAGTCCATGCCTTGAGTTGGATCTCCGGCAAGTAGGTCAAAGATAGCAATGCGCCGTCTGACCTAACCAGCCAGATAATGCTATTCGGCTCCTGTTGGTATGCCCAGGAGACAAAGGTATAACCATCGAATAGGTGCTGAGAGTCGATAGTTAAGTCTGTGCCTGAGTAACCGTTTATGTAGTAATTGTATAACAACTCCCTTATTTTTGATTCTAGGGTTTGAACGTAGATTACGTTCTTGCCTATCGTGATAGGCTGCAAAAGTGGCGTGGCCCCATAGAATGCTTGTTGCACCAAACCTATCTGAGTAGGAGTTATGGGGCCAGCGGCATATGACGTGCCAGCCCCATAGCAGGAGAACTCGCCGGTTTGAGTGAAAAGCAACAAGAATCCGTTATCAATGATTTGGGATACTTCGTTATACTGTTGGCCGACAACTTTAAAATTAACAGAATCACTCGACACCGGAACCGGACTCGTCGTAGTGAAATCAGAAAAATTTCCTACGTTTGACGCAAACACATGGTCCTGTTGGCTTGGTGTATTAGCAAGCATGAGGCGCTGTTGGTAAACACCTATGACGGAAGGATTGCCATTGACTCCGATAAAATTATTTTGATAAACCGGAGGCCCTTCGGATGTATTTGGCTGGACCGTACCATCATCCGTGAATGATGTTCCAGATGTATTCCCCATGAATCCCCAAAGGCCATTCTGAGCTTTCTTGTAAATATTATACGAGTAGCTTCCGCCACCAGGAGCGACTGACCAAGACAAAGGAAGCGGCTGCACATTGAAGGCGTTGGCGGCGTTGAATTGCGTTCCAAGGTTAATCCCGCCTATATAGGTTTCATCGTAACCGGAAGAAACCCCATGCTCTATTGCCGTTATGACCGTCGTATTGCAAGTCAGGATCGAACCGCCCGTAAGTGTAGCTGCCGGAAATACGGTTGCATCAATTCCTTGAAAAGTCAGAACATTCCCGGAAACCAAAGCTGTAAATGTGTTTCCGTCAAGTTCAGATATTCCAGTTGCTCCGGCGTTGAAAGTAACTAAGTCGCCGCTATTAAAAGTCTGTACTCCGCCCAATGTTGCCGACGCAAGCGTAATTGTCATTGGGTTTGAATTTCTCAAAGCCGTGATTACAGATTGGTTGTCCTGCTGTTGCTGGGCCATTGTTGCAACGTTTCCAAAACCAGTTTGAGACAAAAGCCCTGTGCATAGAAAATTTGAAAATGTCCCAAGAATAGGATAGCTTTCTTCCCCTGTAACCAAGTCAACGGTTGTGACTAGATAATATTCAAGCCGGAAAGCCGGTGAATTCGGGAAGCTATTCACCCCAGGTATAAGCTGATCTCCAATGGCGCTTGGTGCCCATGGGTAATTCCAAAGGCTCGAATCAAAATTGACATCTCCGCCAAGCGTTCCGAAGACCAGAAACGTTCCAGTAAACGCGGCGTCCGTTGTGATTGTCCAGTATGTCGCATTGGTAGGATTTTCTCCGGTATTCGCTAAAATACAAATATATACCGAACCTACATAAACAACCAATTGATTATTTATGTAAGCGGTTGTATTTGACCAATATGGATTCGTTAGCGTCAATCCACCAACATCCGAATAACCAAGTCCCAAATTACCCGCTGGCCTTGGAGTCTGCGGCGAACTTTTCAAGGTATTGAATACCCATCCCTCGGCCCCGGTGCAAGTCAAAGTATAAATTGGATAACCAGCACAAGCCAGATACAAAACATTTAATGCCTGGGCAATCTGAATGTTCGGTAAATCAGCCGTTAAATATGGGCTAGGAGCCTGATAGGTTGTTCCTGGCATCGGATACCAGTATGTTGAATTTGGAGGAGCTTCGTTTGTGTTTCCAAGGATACAGTAATAATTCACTCCGCCATAACTAACCGTACCTCCGATGACATAAGCAGTTGAACTACTCCAGGCCGTGGCTGTGAAGTTGACTTGCTCCCCATCTAAAACTATCCGTATGTATTGGTTTCCGAATTCAATTCCGAATGCCAATGTATTCGAGAAAATGAAACGTATCAATCGTACAGGATTTGAACCGTTGCCTGTTTCGCAAACCAATGCCGTTCCAGGACGATTGGTGAAGCCGCCCTGACGCATGATAAAACCGTTCCTTGCTGTCTTTAGGCCGTGAGCATGCTTAGGTAGGTCGGTACGCGCCCACATCGCAGGCGTGATTTCACCGCCATCAAAGGCTCTTTGGGAGAGTGACCCTTCTGGACCTGGAGGCATTTATTCATTCTCCATTGGAGTGCCGCCTGGAAGCGCTACCCACTCCTCTATCCCACCTTGCCGTCTATCCCTGTCCCATGGGCCTTGGCGCTCATCGATGAATTGACCAAGGCGCGGCTCGTCGTCAACCTCCTCATTGCCGGCCAGCATTTCAGCCGTGGCGAGGGATTGCTTGAATGCCATCAAAGCCCTGTCGCCCATCTTGTATGGATCTCCACCAGTAAGACGGGGAGCCATATAGAAGGCCATCAAAAAGGATAGAGCCTCAGAGAAAGTGTCGGGGAAGTTGGCAGCTTTCTCCAAGTCTGCCGTATACTCCACCCAGAGGCCGGGATGGTCGGCCAGGACCAGCTTGACTAGCTGGGTCGTATTCTTCGGGTTGTAAGCCTCGATGATTTTGTATTTTTGGCGGCTCTGCACATCGTCATTCCTGTTATGGCCTGTCCAAGAATAAAGCCTGCGGATCAAGACGCAGTTGGGAGGATAGGCGTAAGCAAAATGTCTCTCCCGACTGTAATACCACTCCACTAACGAAAGCTGGGCCTCTACGGTTGCAAAAGGCCACGGGAAATCCGCAAGCATTTTGCCAAGGGCCAGTTTCCAATATGTCCGAGCCGTCTTTGCTTGGTTGCTTTGGTCTGTCCAAAAGTTAACCACAGTCATTTGAGAACCCAAATGACCTAAAGCCATATTTACTATCTCAGACGGCGCGTAAGGCATAATCTCTCCTTAGAGAGCTTCCATTCCGCCGCCCTGCGGAGCAGCCAAAGGCTGACCACGTTTAGTCATCGGAACCACTTCTGCCCCGTGGGCAGCGGCAACTTTCTCCTCATCACTCATGGAAGCGATGCGCGAAGTCTCCGCATCAGCGAGGCGCTGGGCTTCCTCGATGTCGCGGGAGTTCTGCACTTCGGGAGCAACTTCTTCCTCGGCAACGACACGTTCCATCCAGCCGCCAGGGGTGCCCCGTTCAGCGAAGGCGCCACGGTGGATCTGCGTTCCGTTATCGTCAAGGACGGCCTGGGCAGGCTGGAGCAACTTGCCGGTTTTGGCGTCCTTTTGGTCAACCAACACGAAAACGTCACCTTCGTAATACATCTTTCCGTTGTAGAAGCCTTTGATCGTCGCACGGACCTTGAGAGGCCCTTTCGTGACTATTTCTTTCGCCTTCGCCATGTTTCCCTCTTATGTTAGGTCGAAGGCTGGCCCCTTTCGAGGCCAGCCTTTCAACCGTTTGCCTACTGGTTCTGGATGACCCAACCGGACTGGTAAGGCGTCCAACCAGGCAGGAACCGCACCGGAACCTGAGTGGCGAACACACTCATGGCCGCAGACCCAGCCAGCACATACTGAATTCCTGAGAATTTCAGGAAATTCAGGTTGGGGGGCAGCACCAGCACGAAGGTCGTCCCGACAGGCGTTACCGCCGTGGCAGGATTGGTGATCGGCAACGATGCCAGGGTAGCCAGAGCAGCGCTGTTGAGGGTGTACACGTTGTCGGTGACGAGATTCACCGTGATAGCCCCGCTTCCAGCCGTTGCCGCCGTGATCTGAAGAAGAACCGCCATCGGCTCCCCAAGGCCTGCCTGCACCACTTGGTCAGTACCAAAAGGCGTTGCAGACGGACTCTGGTTGATAGATCCGGTTGACAGCGTAGTCCCAACTGTAAGCGCCTGACCCGCGATGGTCATGCTGCTATTGGCTCCCAGCGTGTAAGTACCGCTGTAGATGTTGTTGATGTCAAAAATCATGGCATTTCCTCAAGAGAAGATTCCCTAGGCCCACAACGGACCTAGGGTTAATTGCTTAGAGAACCCGCCCTTCGGTCAGGAGCAGTTGGTCCACCAAACGGACAGGAATTCCCTGGAAAACCGGGATCTCCACGCCGTCCACGACCTCGTAGCGAAGCTGTCCGCCCTTCTGCACCGCATCCCTGGCCTGAATCTCGTACATTTCCATGACCGTGCGATTCATGTAAATCGCAGGACGGCCCGCACGCAGATTGGGGATGTGATGGGTTGCGCGAATCAGCAAGTCACGAATGTCAACGCCGGTCTTAGCCAGGAGGCTAGGAACGTCGATGTTGGCGATGCGGACCACGTAGCGCCAGTCCATGATTGCCAGGCCGTGCTTCCAAGACCAGTATTCCCGGTACACTTCCAACAGACCAGGCCCGGAGTCGGTGAACTGTCCCGCGCCCGTGCCATAGTTGATGGACTTGTCCGTCTGCTGGCCAAGGTCTAGGTGATCGATTCCAGCCTTGCTTCCGCGAGGGAAGAAGAACGAAACCGTCCTGGGGCTCCAGTCGATCAGCCAAATGCTGGCATTCGTCGAACCCGTTCCACCTGCATCGAGCACGTTCTGACTGTTGAGTGCCGGATTGGCGTTGTTCTGCGTGGTATTGAAGCGGGTCGCAAAGCCAGGGAACTGAGCCGGGTTGTTAGCCAGGCCGTAGAACGCCGTCTGCGCGAACTGCTGATTGAAGCTCTCCAACTGAGCGCGGGCTTCCGAGGCGCGGTATTTCGCCACGTTGCCCATGCCGCCCAATTCAGCCAAGTCCTTCGCAACCTGGACGTAGGCTTTCAGGTGGGCAGACTGCTCGATCAGCGGGTAGACCGTGCTGATTCCCACAGGGACATACTGACCGATTGCGGCGTAGTAGCTTGGCGGCAGGCCAGTACGAACCGAATACTGATGCCCAACCTCCATGTTGCCTTCAATCCAGCCAGCATCGGGAATGATCTCGTTGCTCTGGTTCAGTATCTCGATGACGTTGCTTTCGATCTGATGATCCGGGCCGAGTTTCTTTCCCCAAGTCGCCAGCGTTTCAACGCCGGAATTCACAATGACTGACATGATGACCTCTTAAAAGTTAGGTTTTTGGTTTAGGCGCGTAGGCCTGAGCCATCCTGTCGTCCAGGGAAAGCTCTGCTTTGCCTTTGTTCGCGCCGTTGTCAATAGGCAACCCATTGACCAGATTGGGGCTTGCGATTGAGGCTTGATAAAACCTCAATCCTGCACGCATAAAATATGGTGCATTGCCAAAACCGTGATCCTGAATGTCCTTCAATTCTTCTGGAGAGAAAAGACGGCCAAGGCCGATTTTCGCTTGCTCGGCTTTTGCCATCATTTCCTCTGCCGTTCCGCCAAGCTCTGGATCTTTCTTGATATTCTCGACCCACGTAAGCTGCTGGGCTTTGAAGTTGTCCTGGACAGACTTCACGTATCCAACAGTGGCATCGTGGCGCTGCGCCAAGAGGGCATCCGCCTGGGCCTGATTAAGACCCAAGGTTTTAGCCTGAGTGGCGACGGCATCCACGTCAGCCTGCTTGAGTGGGCTATTTGCTGGCAGGGAGAGCTTGATCTCCACTGGAGCAGCGGGAGCCGGAGCAGCCGCAGGGGCGGGAGCCGGTGCCGGACTTGGCGGAGCCGCAGGCGTCGGCGCGGGGGCCGGCGCGGGGGCCGGCGTCGGGGCCGGGGTAGGGGGTGGGGTTGGTGCCGGAGCCGGGGCTGGAGCGGGAGCGGGAGCCGGGGCTGAAGCGGGGATTTCGTCAGGCATCTTCTTTCTCCTTCTTGTCAAATGAGTGCAAAATCTCGTTGGCCGTATCCACGGACACCAACTGGATCATGCGGTAAATTTCTCGGCCAGCTTCACGGCGTCCTTCGTTCCGGCTCATTATGGAGCCGTTAGTGTCAAAGGATTGTTCTAAGGGATTAAACTTCTCCAGCAAGTAGGCGATAAGCCTCTTTCCCTCCGGAGTCCTTAGAACCATAGCCAAGTCAACCTTGAGTTGCTGGGCCTTTACAGCCTCTTGCTTCTCTGCCTTTGCTACCGCTTCCGGATCAGCCGCGTTCCTAGCCATTAGAAAGGCAACTTGCCGCTGATGATTACGTTCAAGGCGGTTGTGCCGTCCCCGCTATTGACCACCGGCTTGATCCATGCCGTATCCTGGTTGATTTGAGCGATGGTCCCAGGAGACATAGCGGACAAGGCATCTCCGAACACATCCTGGAGCGTGACGAAATTTGTTCCGTCGTTTGATCCAGTCAAGGCGATTGAACCACCAGAGCCAGCCGTTCCGGTGACGTGGATGCACTTGTCAGTCATGGCAGGCTCGTATACCGGAACGCATGTGTCCGTCGTCGCCAAGGCGGTCCAAGTGTTCGGATTCACAACCGTTCCATTCAAATCAGTCACCGGCTCAGGCGTGTTGCCCTGTTGGTTGCCAGGATTGGTTACTGCCGTGGGAGCGCCCCAAGTGTAAATCCTTACCCTTTGAGCCCCACTTGCCGCAGGGGCCACCATCGCGGGAACGTGTGATACGGACATATATTCTCCTGTCTAGGTTAGCTGTCCGGCTTGCGCCTGTTGCTGCAAGTCGGTCAGGGCATTCGGATTATTCGGGTCAGTCGGTGCGCCAGCCAGGCTCTTAGCCGTGTCTGCCTGCTGCTGGGCCGCTTGCATCTTAGCCGCCGCCGCCTGCTGCTGGGCGCGATGCTTGCGGATGTTGTCCACATCCTGTTGCGGACGTATCAGTGTGGGAGGGGAACCGCCCTTGTCGGCATACTGCCTCACCATTTCATCGTGATCCACTACGTCAAGCATTTCAGGTGTTATCTGTGCTTGCTGTAAAAGCCACGCGCTCAGATCCTTCACCGAGCCAAGCTCCCCAGCTTTCATGGCCTGGGCGAAAATGCTATTGTAGTCAATCGTCGGTAAGCGGTTTTTCAACTGCGGAGGCGGAGGCGGGATCATGCCTCGGTTCATCATGGCTCGTATGACGAACTCAATAAGTGGATTGAACGCCGTCCGATTCGCTTTCTCTAATACCGGGGAGAGCATGAGCAATTTCTCTTGCTGCTTCTCATTGACTTCCGCCGCCGTTATCGGCTGGACACCTTCCCGATTTTGCTCTTGCATCATCAAGAATAGGCCATAATGCCAACTATCCTTGATTCGATTTCTAATCCTGTCCGAGCGTTCTTCCATCATCTGAATATTCAGATTCACTTCATGGATAGCCCGCAAGCCAGGATCATTGCTTCTTTGGTCGTAGGTCGTCACGTCACCAGCTAGGAGGCTAACCCGCATACCCTTCAAAGCCGCTGGGCCTTGCAGGGCCGGGTTAATCATTTTCTCCGAAGCCTGGGAAACCCGCTTCTCCTGGGCCTGCAATTGCCTAACATCGCCAATGCTGCGGATACCTGGGCACTCAGTCCCGTAATCATCCTCTCCGGTTTTCTTCCATATCAATTCCATAACCGGCATTTGAGAAAGACCGCGCACACGCAGAAAGCGCCATTGCTCCGTGCCTACGCTGCTAGTGCTGACTCCTGGGGCCGTCTGATTTACCTGTCCGCGTTCAAAGTAAACCTCCAACCAAGGAAAACCTTGAGTCCCAGGAGCTTCTGGCTCATATTCATGGTTAGGGCGGACATAATGGCCTATGTAAAACCAATAGTCCTGCACCTTATTGTCGTGAGCCGTCCGCACGGCTTGGGAAAAATTCTCCCAATTGATGATCTCACCCTTGTCGTCCCGTATCCCAAACTCATCAAGAATTTGGGTCACAGTCATCATAAAGTCGCGGTAAAACTTGTTTACGTGGCCTTCGGGGTCATGGTGGATGGAGTAGGAGCCAAGCGGCAACGATTTGAACGTCACCACTTCCTTTGCAGACTCCGCCATCCAAACCAAGCCTGTTGCGAAAGTAGCCGCGTCCTCAAACATCAAAGGAATTTCCTCGTAGAAATTCCCTCGATACAGCACCGCCGCTATCCGCTTGGTCACGTCGTAGTACCAGTCCCGCGCTTCTTGATCCTGCTGGGACTCGGTTTCCTCGTCAGTCAGAAGAAACCAAAGCCTAGTAGGAGAGCAAATCCCGGCCAGCATCCCAGCAACCAACACGTCTTTGCACATGCCGCCAGTGTCGTCGATAATGGCTTGATTTCGTCTCCACCCTTTATTCACGTCCGAGGCCAGGAACCTTGGACGACGAGGCGCGAAATATCGTGCTAACTCAAGCCACGTCTCAATGAAGGTTGATCGATCCATTTCTAAAACGCTGCGGTCAAGTTCCACTTGCTGGCGCAACCACAGCACCGAGTCGAAACCAAACGTTTTGAGAGCGACAGCCTTGATCCTGCCAAGGGGCGTATTCGGGCCAATCTTCAAGCCGTTAGACGCCGCCTTGGCGCTGCCACGGATAATCGCCTCACGTTTCGCAGGGCGAACAGAGGTTACTTGTCGTGGCTTCGGATAGGCTCTACGCTCAGGGAGCATCCGTTTTTACTTTACGACGCTGTACGTCGAATTCGAAGGCTTCCCAAGTAGGACGCTGCCAGTCACCGTGACAGGATCATTCGAGGTCGTGGCAATGTAAAGATTTCCATGCACCAGATAATCCAACTTGATCGGAGCCAAGAGGTATCGCTGGGCTCCGATAAGTCCGCCGTCAGTCACGACCTGAGCCGAGTTGGTGACGAGGGTGAATTGGTCGATCAGGAAAGCGGCAGGGGAAATCGACAGGTAAGCGACATTGGCCCCGCCACTGTTTGGGACGCCGGAGAGGGCCGAGTTGCCAGGGACATCGTAGAGCGACACCTGGACGCTTGCAGTCGTCCCGACCACGGTGTCAAAAACAATGCTCTCAATCCACCCGCAATTCGACGGACTGCCGCAAAGCTGGGCCGGGGTGTTGGTGGTACTGGACGAAGCACCAAAAACCTGTCCGCCGCCGAGCGTGTAGCCGACACCGGAGTTGAGCACAAACGAAGTCGGATAACCCTGAGCATGGGCCATCCCTGCCAGACCGACCATGACGCCGACAGTCAGCGCCAGTAGAGCTTTGATGTTCTTTTTCACTTCTACCTCCTATGGGACAATGGCGCTGCCTGAGAAATTCAAGCCGCGATTTTTACTTAATTTTTCCTGCGTTCTGTTGAGCATTGCTGCCTATGTTGGCAGATTGCAAACTAAGCAAGCTGCTTGGCGCTTGGGTGCTCAATCCCTGCATTGAATTTGACATTTGTTTCATTTGCATCCACTGAGCATCTTGCGTCTGCTGGTCTTGGGCATCTTGCTCATTTTTCTGTAGCGTGGTATCAGCCGCACTAGTCGCGGCTTCCTCTTGACTCACGCCGGCCTTAGCGGCGTCAGCCTGAGCTTTGGATGACTCGTAGGCAGAATAAGCCCCGACTCCAGCCCCGACTAATCCAACTATCGCCGCGCCAAGTGCCATCACGCCCCCGAAAGATCCAAGACCATAACCTTGTCAACGTGCTTGTATCCGATGCGCTCTAGCTGATTGCCCCAATCGTGCTCAACCGGAACAAAGCGGACTATCTTGTTGACCGACTCTTTAGCTAATTCCGCATCCACCCAAAGCAGGAACTTTCCAGAAGCGAAGCCCCTTTCTTGCGGCCTCACGTAGACCGTATCCTGATACGCGATCTTGCAGTCCATGTGGGGGTGCTCTATCACTGTGAAGGCATGGTATCCACGTAACCACCAAGTGCCGTCAAAGGAGTCATCCCGGTATGAATACAACCTAAGAACTTGGACCGCCTCTAGCGTCTCGTACAAACCGCGCTTGGGATTGAAAACTTCCTTGTACTTTTGTTCCAAATGGTGCTGTCTCGCCAATGGGATAGAGTCGTCCCACATTTGAGATATAGTCTCACGTTGGAATCGCATATATAGATTTTGTCTTAATAGTGAGAATCTGTCAATTAAAAATACACTAGATATTGTGATGTCGCTTTCTCAAGCACTAGCCCAAAGGCCCATTATTCCTTTCCCAAGGCGCTGAATCCACGCTAGTGCCCACTCCACCGCCGCCCAGCGGGTCCGAGTCGTCCGTGACCTCCGAGACGGTTTTCATCACATTCCCGCCGCCAGGCAAGCGACTAAGCCCCTCCGCCGTGGTCCCCGAAGCCCTCTCAGAAAATGCAAACGTCAACGTGAAGGCATCCCACTTGTCAGGGCTCTTGCCTATGCGCTTTTTGATTTGGTCCTTTTCTTCAATCTGGATTTTCCCACTTCGATTTATAAAGTACGTAGCCGCCGAAGCCTCGCGCACCAACTCAGGATCATCCGGCAAGCAACCGCCAGCTTTGACCCACAGGGACGCCCTCCAATAGACCTCGGCACGTTTGTTATGGAACCTGTCTATCTCGTCTGCCTGACTAGCCATGTTGATCGGCATGATTTGATGCCCAGCCAATCTTGTGAAGTCCACCACACTACTAGCCCATCCCCCTGTGTCGTCGATGGTGTCAAGCTCAGATCCGAACTTCTCCTTGCCCATAATATACCGGCCACCAACGGCAGGCCCATCTTGATTCCGCATCACCACAAAATTAAATGCCTGCTTGCCCTGACGAGGAGCCATCACGGTCCTGTCGTCTCCAAATCTCGCCACGTCAATTCCTATCCGCTTCTGTGCCCAATTGAACTCAGTCAACCTCAAGACACGCTTCATTGCCGCCCTTACGTCGTCCTCGCCCAGCAATGAATTCAAACTCGTCTCAGGGAATTGTCCCAACACGTACACCCGCACCCAGGCGTTATCGCGCCCATACTTCCTGATATTCTCCCTAGCCTCCTCGATGTTTACACGCGGGCTCCTTTTCGGATCGTCCGGATCTCCGGTGATGCTGATATGCTTGAACCTCTCGTCCCCCTCAGCGGCGAACAGGCACCCGTCCCGCGAAGTCGGATTTCCGGTCAGCACTATGAGTCCATGCTTAACCGTCGCCATCGCTTGCTCTGCGCGATTCAAAAGTAAAGGATGCATCCCGCCGCACTCGTCCAAGAACACAGCCGCGTAGTCGCTGTGTAATCCCGACAGCGCCTCCCCCATCTCCTCCTGACTCGCGCTCTGGCTAAAACTTCTCGCGCTAATAAACCAGTCGGCTTTGTGGTTCTTATGGAATGCCCGCGCCTGATTTATTTCAAACTGGCTCTTTAAGAACTCGCTCAGTCCATACCACTTATGCAACTCAGCCCAAAGATTATCCCGCAAGTTGTCCGCCGTACTCGAAAGGCACGCGATCCTAGGCCAGTTGTTCGTCGCCGGATCTCCAAAGCACGACATGAACCACCACATGATCCACGCATCCTCGCAACTCTTGCCAGGACCAGCGCACGCCTTAAAAGAAGTCCGATGGACCCCAGGCCCAACCTGTGCGTCCAGTCCATCCTTTTGCCACTCGTCAGGGGTTACATGGAAATTGTCTCGCACAAATAAAGCGGGATCTTTCCGCCATTTCAATATTTGCTCAACTGCGGGGTCGTCTGTCACGCCTTGCTCTGCGCAATATTCAAAGGAACATTAACCTCGTCGTGTATCCTCGCCCGCCCAACGCTCTCAGCCTGCGCCACTCGCGCCAATATTGTCTCCAACGAGTCCGCCACCCTCTCCACCGCCCCCTCCTTCATGCCCACTTGCTTTCCCCAAGTCCCAAGCGCGGCCAACTTGTCCTTAACCGACACGTCGTCCATCCCAGCCCGCGCTATCACCTTCACCTCCCGCATCACTTCCTCCTTCTCCCTCTCGTCCCTTACCTCCTCCGCCAGCGCCATCTCCTTGCCCCTAACAGGCCAGCGCCTCAACCAACCCCGATACCTCATCCTCGGTATCCCCGCCCTCTCCAAAGCCTCTCCAACACTCTCCCCGGCGCACACGCCAGCCAGGGCCGCTTCCCAAGAAGGACCGCCACCAGCTAACCGATCTTCGATTTCTTCAATTGTCTCATCGCTCATAGGTCACAGTAACATCCGCCACCAAGGTAAGTCAAGCAACGCTTACTTGTATCACATTATGGAACAGGTTGAAAATAGCTCGCGTGTTCTGATATAGCTTGGGGGTGGGGGTGGCGAAGCAAAACCCCCGGATCGATTCTGCCAGGCGCATCCAGCCGATGACTGCGCGGACCGATGCCAGGCCAGGCCAGCAAGTGATGCCGCAACCCAGCGGTCCAGTCGGTGGCTTGGATGCACTCAAGGGAAGCATCTAGGAGGGTCTCAAGGTCAAACCGAGGCATCCTAGTGGCGGCGAGAGGCCATTACCATAACTGCTTGTGGTATAGAATTGTCACCCACAACATATTGTGTACGATATGCCATATAATGCTAATTATAAGGCATACAGCATATCGCAAGTTTAATTGTCTCGGATCGTGGACTACCTATGGGTCTACACGTTTAGAAATATAATATGACTCTAATATAAGATAAGTAAAAGAATAACAAATATCTTACAATTTGCTTAATTTGTTAAATATCATGTGCAATCTCGTTATCTTGATGTACTGTCAATAGTCGGGTCATTGGTCAGTTTTATTTAATGCTGACAACGCTTTTTATAGTGTCGGATACCGAAACTTTTGGAAATTTGGATTTTATTGCTCTAAGAATTTTTGTGAACTACGATAATGAGTGGATAGCAAGAACACCATTTTTATATTTCTTCTCTCTCTCTAGTAAAAAAGACAAAAGTGAGTATCCGAAGTGAGATAATATCCTTTAGAGACTAGACTAATGACTCTGGATAATGAGTAAGATAACGATATAGAAAAAAAAAAATGAGTACATCGTATTTTTTGAGTAGTCAGTATCCGAGCTAGTGTGGCGGCGAGCTAGTGGGGCGGTTGGTAGATAGGAGCTGAGCAGTCAGGAGCTGAGCAGTCCTGGTAGCTAGTCAGTCAGTGGCTTAAGTCAGTAGCTTTACAGGCCAATGGCTAGACGCGCCGGCCCCCGCGCTAGGGCGGTAGTCCCCAGCCCGCCACGTTGGCCACACGATAGGCCTGAATCGCTCCAGGATGGCTTATAGGCTCGGTAAGGGATAAGTAAGGGATAGGTAAGGGCCTCGGTAAGGTAAAATTGGCATGGCTGGCATAATGGGCAATTGTGGCTTGATATTAACGCGATATTAAGGGATAGAAATGGTGAAAAATAATTATATAATAACCACATTGTACAAATGCATCAATAATATATGGCTAAATTAACTTGACATAAAATAAGTTTATATGTACACTAAATCTAGTTAAACAATCGCTTGCCGGCATAACTCCGAGCGAGCCAACATGGGAGGCAGTATGAGCGACTTAGGAACAGGATACGGATGGGATTTCGACGACACGACACCGACGATCAGCGGGGAGGTGAGGCCATGAGCAAGGACACGCAGCACACGCCGGGGCCTTGGATGGTCAAGGTTCATGGAGTCATAACGACAGATGGTAGTGTTTTGGTGGCAAAGACGGCCACCTATATCGAATCCGATGCCGTAGCCTCAGACGAGCAACAGGCAGCAAACGACCGCCTAATCGCCAGCGCACCCGACCTACTGGCAGAGAGGGACAGGCTCAAAGCGGTCCTGGAGGTCATAGCCGAAGGCCGAGCAATGTCAGGCGAGTACACGCACTTAGATACTGTGGTGAAATATCAAGCAATGGCCCGCGCCGCCATCGCCAAAGCCGAGGGGAGGGCCTAAGCCATGGCCGACACCCTAAAAGCAAAAGAGCAATTAGCCGCCATCGTGGACCTGTTCACCAGTGGCGACTTGGTGAAGACGGCTGCAATCGTGGTTATCCCGCAAGATGCAGCCGCCCCGTCCGCACGTTGGAGCCTGTCGAATCGCATCATCCAAGCCATCCACGGAACGGGAGACGCCAGAGGGATCAAACAATGGAATAACGTGGGCCGGAGCGTCAAGGCAGGGAGCAAGGCTTTTTGTATCTTGGGACCATCGATCATCAAAGACAAAGCTGACCCTTTGGTTACTCACTTGGTAGGTTTCCACGGAATCCCTGTTTTCCGTGTCGAGGATACCAAAGGGGACGCGCTTCCGAGTATGGAGCCAGTGAGCCCGCCAGTGCTAAAGGAAGTGGCCGTGGCTTTTGGCCTGTCGGTGAGATATACGGCTTTCAGCGCCAAGCATTACGGTTACTACAGTGCGGGCAAGCGCGAGATCGTCCTTTGCACGCACGAGCAAGAAGTGTTTTTCCACGAGTTGGGCCACGCCGCCCACGAGCGCGTCACAGGGACTTTGAAGGGAGGCCAGGACAGCAAGCAGGAGATCGTGGCCGAAATGACGGCTTGCGTCCTTGCGAGGATTTACGGCATCCAGGCACACGAAGACAAAATGCAGCAGTACGTTAGGCACTATGCTGAGGGTAAGGACTTAGGGCGCGTGCTCATGGGGTTACTCAGCGACATACAGAAAACGGTGGACCTTATCATTACCACGGCGGGCAAGTTGGCCCAGCCTGTAGCAGTCTAACCCATTCAACGCCCTAGGGAAAGCCACCTAGGGCAGTAGGGGACACACCATGCAAACAACGGGAGGTTTCATCATCGACGCGCCCGCCATTGCGCGACCTGAATTCAAGGAAATGGTGGCCTATCATTTCGCCAAGCGCGAGGCTCTTTTTAAGGAATGGCGCAAGCGTGACCGGGCCAGGGCGAAGGCCAGACGCGCATCCAAAAATACCTAATTTCTCCAATCCTTCCCCTTCCGGCTTACGGGCCGGTTAGGCAAGGATTCGAGCTTGTGGATAAGTGAAATTGACACTAAATGCTGTCGGGCGCGTTTTGAAATTTGTTTTTTAGGCCGTAATTCAGCGATGGGTCTATTATGGATTCATCACTAAAACTTGGAGGGGATATGAAAAAAATAGAGAAATTAACCGCAAAGCAAGAAGCCCGCTTGCCAGAGTTCCGCAAGGACATTGAAGCGCGTGGCCGACTAGGCGCTACACCATTGGGGCGGAGTTATCCGCCCTTTTGGCGTGTCGCTTACTTGGAGGAACCATGGACCCAAAAACAGACGCAGCGCTTAGGCACGGACAGAGGATTTTCGAAACTGAGCCAGAGGAAGAAAGGGAAGCGGGAGATTTTGAGGCTCCCAGCCTAGAAGAAGAATATCAATATGCCGACGATGATAGGGTTAATTTCCCAGAACGCTATTAGGAGGATGCCGTGGACGACGACGATTTGGATGGATTTCTGGAGAGGCCGATATATCACACGCCAGATCCGATGGGTTTCAATCCAACGAATACTCGGAGGTTTTGGCCCGTACAAGACCGCGATCCATTTTTAGCCTTAGCTAATTGCTCAAGATGCGGAACGCCGCACATTTGCGTAATGACCGATAAGCCTGATTGGGCCTGCCCTAAGTGCATCGCCCGCGAAGAAGGCTGGAATACTGGCCCTGGAATCGACAGCATCACGGAGGCACCCAATGACTAACCACCCCGAAGGCTACTGGCTGACCGTATATCGCCACGCAGGGCAACTAATATCCGCTTCTCCTGGCCTGGACGGCGAGACAGCTTTCAACCTAGCCCGCGAGTTGACGGACATGGAATTTGGACAGCCGCAGTTACTCACAATTAAGGAGAAGCCATGACCACGCCCGCCATTAAAATGATGCTGATAGGCACCTCGCCGGACAAAGACGCTGTGAGCTTGATTCTGGAAAGCGTCCACTTCGAGGCAAAAGTAGGGCCATACAAGGAAGCAAGTCTCGCCTACCTGACCGACATTGCCCAGCGCATCGCCCTATGCGTCAACATGCATGCTCAACAGACGGTAGCCGAGATCATGGCAAGCGGGGAAGATATTTACCTCCACGGCGTTGAGCGCGGCATCAATGAGGCCATCAAGCAGCTAGGCGGAGACTCCGCGCCTGGATCGGCAGCTATGAAGCTGGCGATACTCAATCAGGTAAGGATTGACATGGCGGCTAAGTCGTGAGATCCCCAGGCCGACCCACTCGCATAGCTGGCGTCAAGCTAGTCCATATCCACGTATCCGTACCCCCTATGCAATTAGCATGGCTGAAATCATTGCCGGGAGGGTATAATAAAGTCGTTAGGCAATTGATTTTCGAGGCAATGACTAAGAAGCAACCAACCAAGGAGGCAGTATGCCAGTAATTGAGGAATCGGAATACAAAGGCAACCCAATGATCGTGCTTAGGCGGGACGCACAAGACCACTATCCTTTCCAATTCGGACTTTCAAAAGCGAAATTGATGGTGGAAGCCTACGAGCAAATCAAGGCATGGGTTGAAAAACAGGAAGCTAAGCCGCCCCAGGACGCATCCAATGTCTGACCTCGTAATGGGCGAACTAGACCCTGACCCAACCACGACGATTTACCTTGTCCGCCACGGCGACACCATAGCCAATGACCAAAAGAAATTCCGTGGTTGGGGAATGGAGGGCCTAAACGCCCAAGGCAAGCAAGACGCTGTAGACGCAGGCCAGATACTACGTACTATCCCCCTGCAAATTATCTATTCATCCGACCTTCCCCGCGCCATCCAGACGGCCCAGGCCATCCGCGACCAACAAGCCAGCCCGCCAGTTATTCGTCCGATGGAGTCACTACGTACCATTGACGTAGGGGCCTGGACGGGCCGCAGTATCGCCACAGTCGAGCCAGCTTTCCTAGAGCTACAAGCAAAATGGCGCGTGGCCCCAAATATCCCATGCCCAGCCGGTGAGTCATTCGAGGAATTCCAGAACCGGCAGATTTCGGCATGGGGTTCTATTCTAACCAAAAAGCGCCTATCCCAAGTGGCTGTAGTTTCTCACCTTCGTTGCTCCATTTGGGCTATGGGATATGCCATGCTAGGCCATTCACTCAAAGGCCATGACCTGGAAATTCTAAATCATCTACACCAATTCCCGGCAACCGTGACAGTCCTAACCTATTCTCGCAAAGAAGGATTCAAAATCCTTCAAGCATCCACCACGGAGGTAAAAAAGCCATGAATATAACCTACGAAGAACTTATCGAGAAGGCAGCAGAGAGAGCCGCCAAAGTTCAAAGAAAACGAGGCCGTAAACCATTCTGGCATCAATTCAGAACCAAGAAGCTAATCAACAAATCAAAAAGAAAGTTGACCGACGACACAAATAGCTCTTGCCTAGGCACATACTCCCGCATTGTTGACGCTATGATTCAAGTGGCTTCTTAGCTTCTCCTTCTCCACAACGTCACTCTTTTTTGTTCCCTTGTCGTATTATGACTTTCCCACCCAAGTATCCTGAGACATTTGCTAATTCTCAATTGCTCCATACGCCCAATTTTTTGCCTATCTAATCCTAAAGCACCTTTGGCAATATCAGTCAAAGTTACTTGTTCCCGTTCTTTCTTACTTGCCTCATCAATATTAGTATCTTCAAGCCATTCTTCAATTGAATTTTCCCACTCGTCAAAATCTCTAACGCGGTCCTGATTCTCTCTCGTTTCTTTTTCAGGCATAATCCACCAACCATCATTCTCGTCCCTGGTTTTGGACCAACGGTAAAACCTACTTGCGGCCTCGGCAAATAATTGCTCACGATTAGCTCGTATCCAATCTGGATCTGCCTTACTGCATTGAATCGGCCAAAAACGTCTAGCTCCAGTTTCGTCCGATAGGAAATTAGATGAATTAGTTGTTCCTACAAATACCGTACGCCTAGGATGCGCCTCGGTGTGTCGTCCCCACATGCCTCTGTAGTGATCCTGCTTCGTTGTAATCATTTTCTTAATTTCTTCAATCTGTGTTTTTTTGAATCCAGCCAATTCGGATATTTCGACCATAAGTTTACCGCGTAATGCTCTGAAAAATTCTAATGAGTCTATTTTTTGGCTCAACTCAGCGAACCAAAATCCACCAAGCGCAGCCAAGGAGGTCGATTTCTTTATCCCTTGAGCCCCACAAAGTACCGGCATCGAATCCACTTGGCAACCAGGCCGCATAATCCTAGCCACCATAGACGTAAGCCAATTCGTGGCAAGCATTTTTGCGTATACATCCGGCATCGCACCAAATCCCAAAATAAGTAGCTTGTCCATTCTTGGCGTTCCGTCCCAACTCAAACCCATAAGCCATTCTTTAGGCTCATTTCGGATATGTTGCTGGGCAAATAACGAGACGCCTTGAGATACGGTTATCAAGCTCATGCGGGTCATCCCGACATGTCTTTGGAGATAATTCAAAAGCACTAGCTCGTCTCCATCACCCCATAACTTAGGCTTAGGAAGCTGTCGATGCGTTGTCGGATCATATTGGGTGAAAATTTGCTCGTGGAATTCGTCGTACCACAAATAGTTTTTAAATAAAGGCTCATTGGATAAAAACCTATACACATTATCCAAATTGATATGTGGCTGTCCATTTTTCAGGCATGACAGCTGAAGTCGTTCCCAGGTAGCAAAGTGAGAAGCGACAAATTGCTCGTCCGTGGCTTCTTCCTCTGGTTGATCCGGCTGGATTACCTCGATACGGGGAGTTTCTATAGTCCTAGGCAGCGGTGGAAGCTCCACAGGGGCCGGATTTGGAGCCTGGATGGGCCAGGAAACGAAGATCAAGGGCTTTGCCCAGGCAGCTAGGCGGGGCCAATCCCAGCCGTCCGCGAGGGCGTCTGCGGCGTCCCAGCCCTTGTCCAGCGATCCGTCCATTGGAACGCGAATGTATTTAATTTCGGAGCATTTTTCTTTCAAATACTCCGCTATCTCGTCAGCCGCTTTGAGTCCGGCTTGGTCCGCGTCCGGCCAGATCAGCACCTTTCGCCCACCCAGCGGCGACCAGTCAGCCGCCTTGACTCCTTTTGCGCCGTTTAGCCACGTCATCACGATATACCGCTGGCCCACTATGGCCCTAGCCGCATCACAGGCTTTCTCGCCTTCGACCAGCATAACCGGCAGCTTGGGAAAGTCGGCCAATAGTTCAAGCCCGTAAAGTGGACGTGGCTTTGCCAAGGACTTGCACACCCAGCGATTTTCCTTCAAGTGCCAGGCCCACGGTACCAACAGTTTGCCCTCTGGCCTCTCGTACCGCGCCACGGCCATTAGGACCGACCCGGCCTCGTTACGGTAAAACCAAACTTTGCTTGGTTTTCCAGCACTCGATAGGATAAAACCGAAGTCGAGAAGATCCTCGCTTGGGGGAGGCCCTACCTCAGAGATTTCAGGGACAATCAACCCGCGCCTGGACATTTCAGGTGTCCAGTTACCAAAGGCAATCTCGTCAGACATGCGTACCTCAGACTAGATTTTTAGGAGTTCATCCAGATCGGACGGAGTGCGGACTATCCCTGCGCGGCATCCTGCGGCGTTCATCGCGGCTATGAAATTTAATTGATCCACTGTTGGCTTGCTTCGTGGATCGGCGGGTATCTTTACCTCTGCACAGACCATTACACCTAGCGTCAACCCTACATGCTCAGGCCGGATAAGTACAGGCATAGGGCCTATCAGATCCGACGAGCCAATAGATTTACCACGGCCCTCGTTGCCTAGTCCATAGAAAACCCAGCGGCCAGTTTTGTCTTGGAAACCGCCACTATTGTTCCTTAGCAACAGACAGCCGAGCGAGTTTCCGTAAGCCATTAGGCTTTTAACGTGGGCTGTTTCGCTCATGCTTTTGTCGCGACTCTGTCTTTGTTGTTGATAGCATGAATCACGCATTCTGTACAAGATGCACAAAATTGCTTCTCAGCTAAAACAGTGGGATTGTCAAATCCGGCAGGAGGCGGATTTTCTGTTAGTTTAACTTCTTTCAAATAACCTTCCTCCAAAGAAAACCCTTCGCACATGTCACAGATGTATCGTGTTTCTTTGCTCATATTAAAGCCTCCTCACTGTTAGCGGTTTCCTTCGACCTTTTCGCTTCCCTAGCCCTAAACACATGCCCTGCCCAACCTACCGGATCTTTCAATCCCCGTTTGCGTCCTAGCTCAATCAAGTCCTCCAAGCTCTCAGCCCTTCCTTGCTCGACCCGCCTGCCTCTGGCGATTCTATCCAATTGCTCTTGAGTCATAGGCACCAATTCACCGTCCTCATGCTCAACTTCCCTACCGCCACCCGCACCCACTCCATAAGGAGTACCGCAATATTTGCAGACCGTGGCCGTGGTCATATCGGCCTTAAAGCACTTAGGATTAGGGCAGCGCCTAACCGCAGGCCCGGAATCACCCTTCTTAAATTTCGCCTTCCCGTCCAATGACCATTCAACCTCAGTCTCAGGCAACCAGCCGTGACGCTCAGTATTTCCAGCATGGTCAAGGATGATAGCTGGCCCCTTACCCTCGTACATTCTAAGCGCCCTACCGAATTGCTGAATCCAAAGCGTCAAGCTGTCAGTAGGTCGCAGCATGATAGCCGCTTCAATCGCTGGCAAGTCAAATCCCTCGCTTATCAGGTCACAAGTCACCAATAGGTCCAAGTGCCCGTCTCGGAACATCTGGACCTGTTGTTTGCGGTTGGAACGGTCCATTGTTCCGTCAATGACGGCGGCACGATAGCCCGCCCTTGTGAATTCGGCACATACGCCAATGCAATATTCGATTGAGACACAAAATACAACGGCCCTTTTGCCGCTTGCATACTTTGAATAATTCGCAACCGCATCGCCAGTAATGGTTGATTTTTTAAGCCGTTGGGCCAGTTCTGCCTTATCAAAGTCGCCTCCACGATGGGGAAGTGATCCGAGGTCTAATGGTGGCGCAACTACGATATAGGGCGAAAGGACTCCCTGCCCAATAAGATCACCAGCAGTAGGCCCAACAATAAGATCATCAAACACATCGCCCAAAGGCTCCCCGCCAGTTCTTTGCGCTGTCGCTGTAACTCCGATTCGCCGGACTCTGGCATAATGCCCAAGAATTTTTTTCCACGATCCAGCAACCCCGTGATGCGCTTCGTCTATGATGATTAAATCAGGTTTAAAAGGATTTGCTTGGTTCTCTAAACGTCTAGCCAAGCTCATAACAGAAGCTACTTGAACCAAGGAGCGAGGATCATACACACGGCCAGCGGCAATAAAACTATGCGGTAACTCGAATTTATTCAATGTATCGCTGATTTGCTCAACAAGTTCGTCACGATGGCTCAGGATCAACGTTCTCTTGCCCTTGGCGGCTACCCTATGGGCATAATCACAAAAAATTACTGTTTTCCCAGCGCCACACGGAGCTACTACGAGTGGGGCTCGTTTACCAGATTCCATTGAGACACGGACGCGGTTATGGAGATCCAATTGGTAATCGCGGAGGGAGATCACTTACCCTTACTCCCGTACATCAATTGAAACACCGTCACCGTAACGCCCATCTTTCCGGCCACCTTCAAAATATGCCGCCAGTTATGGCCTGGGATCATGCCATTGTTGCGCTTCCGCCAATTGACCAAGCCGGAAGGGAACACCCCCAACGCCTTAGATGCAGCCGTCAAGCCGCCAAACGCTTCAATCACGTACTCAGCCGGAGTTAGATTTTTTGCCATATATCCTCTAGAGATAAATCATTGTAACAAAATGTTTAAAATTGTCAAATAAAACTTGACGGTAAACGTTTTGTGAAGTAAGTTATTGTCATTCTCATTTAGGAGGGAAAAGTGATCGACCCCGCCGACCAGTCAACCATGCCGCTACTGCCTCCCTTGGCACCAGACGGCACACCGGCCCCAGCGCCCATCCGCCTGTCCCCAAGCGATGCGAAAATCATTATCACTCGCACCCCGCTACATTGCTGGGCAAACAAACGCCAGCTTGGAGGGTTACGCTCCGAAGGGACGGACGCCACCGAGGACGGAAAAATCCTCGAAGCCCTGATTTTCAACGCCACACATCAATTTGAGGTTTTGCCATTTGACGATTACCGAACCGGAGCAGCCAAGCAGGCTAAGGCCGAGTGTATCGCCAAAGGCAAAATTCCGATCAAGCAGGCTGATCTAGCGGCCTACTCGGATGCCGCTATGGCAATGCTGAAAGGCATCCATGCCGCCAATGTCAAATTCTCCAACGGCACGCCGCAAGCCGAAGTTATCTGGACCTCAGACGGCGTGGAATGCCATGCCTATCTTGACTACCTTGTTATCGGTCCCGACTACTACGTTATCTATGACCTGAAATGCGTGGTAGACGCCAGCCCGGATAAGGTCATAGCCGCCATGACAAACTATGGCTGGGATATTCAGGCCGCAGCCTGCGTAGAAGGGGTCGAAACCATGTACCCGCACCTAGCGGGCCGTGGCGTATTCCGTGACATTTTCTGCGAGAAGTCGGCACCTTACGCTGTCAACGTTCCACCGCTTAGCGGCGGATTCATGGAGCTAGGCCGCAGAAAGTGGAACCGCGCTAAAGGAATTTGGCGCGAATGCTTGGCATCCGACATATGGCCGGGATACAATAATCAGCCCATCGAGCCTTTGCCTTGGCAGATGAGCAAGGAGCCTGAACCGGCAGATACAACCCAGGAGGAAGAATGACCCGAACCTTCACCGACCAACTAGCCACCAGGGAACAAGTGCCCCTCATCATGGGCCTCGTCGGCCCAACCGGCTCAGGCAAGACCGGCTCTGCCTTGGAAATATCCTTGGGCCTACAAGACGTTTTCGGAGGCGATATTGGCTTTGTTGACTCGGAAGCCCGCCGCGCCCTGGCCTACGCTGATGCTCCCGCGTTCTCCGATCCAAAGCGCCGTTTCAAATTCCGTCATATCGACTTCAAAGCTCCATTCGGCCCGCTGGACTACAAGGCCGCAGGAGAGCACTATATTAAGGCTGGCGTTAGGCACATCATCATGGATTCCACGTCCCACATGTGGGAAGGGACCGGAGGCGTTCTCCAGATCCACGAGGCCGAGGCCAAGCGTCTCGCTGATGCGTGGAAAACAAGTCCTTCTGTGACAAACTTCCCGGCTTGGAACAAAGCAAAGACAGAGCAAACCGATTTCGTGAATTGGATGAAGCAGCAGCCTATCAATTTCATCTTCTGCTTCCGTGGCAAGGAAAAGCTGAAGATGGTGGACAAGAAACCTGTCGAGGCAGGCTGGCAAGCCATAGGCGGCGAGGACTTGCTTTATGAAATGTCCCTTGCATGCCTTTTGCTTCCGGGCTGTGACGGACAGCCGATATGGAACAAGGCGGAGGAAAAAGGAGTCAAGGCCCTGCCTGCCCATTTCCGCCCCATGTTTGCCGATAACCCGCGCCTAAGCATAGCAGTAGGACGCAAACTGGCCGAATGGGCCAAGGGTGGATCTCCTGCCAATGCGCCAGCCCATCCAGTATCGCCCCCGGCGTCAAAGCCTGCCGCACCTGCCGTAGTCCAGCCGCCAACCCCGGCTCCAGTGGCCCAACCCAAGCCACTCTCCGCCGATATAGCCTACGCCGCAGTCTCGGACGGACACACAGCCCTTGACTGGACGGCGAAGCTCATGGAGTGCGAGACAATCGAGGCTTTAACAGTTGAGTGGAAAAAGTGTTATGTCTGCCGTGGGCTTATGACCGAAACTGAATTCACAGGGCTAGTCAAAGCCAAGGATGAAATCAAGGCTTCAATACTAAATCCAAAGCCAGCGGAGGCGTTGTGATTCCAAGGCCGGAGACAGAATGGGAACGCGAAATCCGGCAATACGCAATCTACCGCAGAATTACTCGGTTTTTGGTTGGATTGGTGATATTGTCAGGAACGGTTTTGATATTCGTACAGATTTTGATTTTTTTGTATGGAGAGAAGCCATGACCACGCCATCCCTACTCCCAATCCCCGCCGAAGCCTCCGCATGCCGTGCAGCCTGGAAGGACATGCCAGTTGGCACAATGGCCTGGCATTGCCACCACGAAGCCTTGTCCGAGGTATTGACAGAACCAGCGGAAAACAGGATAGCCTATATCCTGTCAGACAAGCCAAAGCATGAACAAGCATTGAGGCTGAGATTGTTCAGGCCAGCGCCGACTTTGGCCCCAGCCTGGGCCGAGTACAACCGCGTGCAGGTCCCAGCCTTGGCCGAGTACAACCGCGTGAATGCCCCAGCCTGGGCCGAGTACAACCGCGTGAATGCCCAAGCCTGGGCCGAGTACAAGCGTGTGGAGGCCGCAGAGCATGCCAATTGCTGCCCTGATTGCCCTTGGGATGGGCACACTATTTTTCCGGTGACCCCATGACCCAACGCACAACGCAGTTTCCTAAGTCGGATCAAGTCACCTGGGATATTGACGGCTTCGCAACCTACGAACCCGGAAGATTGAAATACGTTCTGGAACGGAAAGCAACCGGAATGATGATGGCCCACGCGCTAAAGGTTCAAAATAAAATCCTAACTGCTATGTCGATGCGGCAGTTGAGGCGAATTATTAGCTTGGCCCACAAGGAAATTCAACGGAGGCAAAGACCATGACCACGCCAGAGATGAAGCCGTTACCGGCTCAAGCTGATTGCCCACAATGCGAAGGGACAGGTGGGGTAACTAAGGATATGGGCCTTATGGATAAAACCATCACAGATTGCCCCTATTGCCATGGCACAGGGAAATACCCAAGCAAGCCAGGCCCCGACACCCTAGCTGAGAAACGAGGTGAAAGATGACGCCAGAGATGAAGCCGTTACTGCCGTGTCCGTTCTGCGGTCCATTAAAGGCGCTTGAATTTCAGCCGCGCCTTTCACTGAACGCTACGAGACATTTTGTCATTTGCGGAAATTGCTATTGCTCTACACCAGCAAGATCCACTCCAGAAATCGCAATTGAGGTTTGGAGCCGCCGTCATGTTACCCACCCCACGCCAGCCAAGGAGAAGCCATGACGCCAGACCCGAATTGCTCAAACTGTAACGGCACAGGGAAAATGGCGGCTATCGCTTTAGACATTCACGGCGATAGTCAGCACGATTGCTTTTGCACAACCCACGACCAAGGGCCGCAGCACCCAGAGGACATGACCCGCGAGGAAGTCAATACCGAGATTTTGGAATGGCGGGAAGGTAGGCTGTACCGAGGGTATGACCGCTACCTAGCCGAGCAAGTGCCAGGGCTCAAAGCTGAAATCCAGCGCCTCGAAGCCGAAGTGAAGCGGCTCAAGGAAGCGCAGGAGTGGAGGCCAGAAGTCAAGCACATGGCCGACATGATGGAAAAGCGGTTGAAGAAAAATCAGCATCGTGGCGGCTGGAAGGAGCAAGACTTTGATTATTTGGTGGCGCAGATTCACCAGAATTTAAACGACGCCTATTGGTCGCGCCACAACGGCACTTGGCACGCCTTTAACAGCGCATGCGCTGACATTGCTAACTTCGCCATGATGCTGATGGACAATTCACCCCTAGCCGCCTACCGCGCCCAGGTGACGAAGGAGGGACTGTGAGCAAAAAAGAAACACCGAGAGAAAAGGCTTGGATGGACCTCGTAAAAAAATCAGGGACCAATCGCATTAGCTGGCTTCTGGACCCATTAGCAGACAAGGCTTTTCTTAAAGGCTACAACGCTGGAAGCCGAGCAGAACGTCATAAATCCAAGGTGACGAAGGAGCCTTCCACCGAGCATGCAAGGGCCATCGAAGCCCTTGAAGAAATCATGCGGTTTTCAATCTACACTGTGGATGACATGAAAGTCACATCTTGTAGAGCAGTAGAGATCGCAAGGGATTGGTGGAATACATATCGCGCACAGGTGACGAAGGAGGGAGACGAGCATGTATCTTGACATTTGGTTTCTATGCTGGACATTTTCTTTTTCCAGCCAAAATCGCTTAATCAAAGGCCACTATTCGGTATTCACCGGACAAGTTGCTCACGATTGGCGTTTTGGTTTTGCATTTGGGTGGTACTAACCATGATCCACGAAATCAAATACTTTCAGGCCCAGGTGACGAAGGAGGGAGTATGAGCGAGCCGCTAGGATATTGGGGCAAGGTGTTTTACAGAACCACGCTAATCATTAAAGAGAGGCCAGATATTTCCACAGATTCGGCCTTTTGGATGGCGCGTGGACAAGTGGATCAA